TCATCAGTTTGAGAAGCTCTATATCGTACGTGCAAAAATGGACGTCTGATATTTGTTCCTAATATTTGATCGTAAACAGTTGAAGTTCCAGCTGGTACTAATACACCTTCAATTGAATTAACTCCGTTGATTGCTCCACGAGTAGATGCATCATTTAAGTATTTCCAATCTGTTTTGTAAAAGTCATAAGATCCTCTACGGAATCCAGTGAATCCTAAGTTTAAAGCCATTTCAGAAGAGTTCTCGAATAAACCGTAAGCGGTTCCTCCTTGTGCTCCTCCAGAAATTGCAGCTAGCATATCATCAAAGTCTAAAGAAGTTTGACGTTGTAAAAACAACATGTTCTCTTCAATTGCCCCTTGAGTATCTAGGTTTCTAAGAATAGCGTCAAAGTCGGTTAAGCCTGCTGCTGCAGTAAATCCAACATTTACATTACCTCTTTCTTCAATAGCAGCAAATAAACCTTCAGTTCCTGGTTGACTTGGGTTAGCAGCCGAAGTATTTAATTCTCCTTCTACCATAGCCATTTCTAAGTAATCGTTAAAACGTAAACGAGTTTCAGATTCTGCTTTTAGGTACCATAGGTATCCGTCAGTTCCATCTTCTGTTGCTACATTTACCCATCCAATCTGAGCTGTGTCTGATCCAGATACAACATATTGGTTTCGGATAATAATAGGGGAGTTGTGATACTGAGTCAATGTTGGCTCAACACTTATTCTTTTTAATCCTCCTACAGTATCTGATCCTTTTGCGTAGTCAGATCCGTAAACGAATATCTTAAGAACTGCCGCTCCTCCAAATACAGTTGTTACAGTGTCTGCTCCGTTGAAAAGTTGAACAGTTAAAGTTCCATCAGCCGGCGTATTATATGCTCCTGATGCTGTTACCATACCTTTAGCTTCTTTCCCTGTAGTAGGCTCCATAATAACTATGGTGTCATTTACCGATATAACATTTTGTATACCTGCTGCGATAGGAATTGTCAATTGAGTTCCCCCTGTAACAGTTACGTTGTCATAAGATATATGTAAACGATTTTGTTCAGACCAAATTACTTGATCAGATGTCATTGGCATTTCAGCGCCAACCATACTTAAAAATCCAGATAACGTTCTGTTTCCATAGCGCTCTACTTCAGCTTCGTAGATTTCTGGTAAATATTGCTGTGCAAAATCAGCGAAATTATCCCCGGCCTTATCGGTCCATTGTAAATAATTGCTATCTAATAATTGCGGTGCCTGTGTTGGGACTAAACTCCCAAATTTTGGTGTTAATGTACTTGCCATTTTTAATAATTTTTAAATTTTTTAATTTTTAGTTTTGATGAGTCCGCTCCAGAAACTGTTTTTACGGTATATGCACCAAACTTAGCTGCTCCTGTAGGGGCCGCTTTTCTAGCAACGCTTGACGTATTATTAGACTTGTTTACAACATCTCTAACAGCGTCTGCTTTGCCTTGTTCGTAAAAGTGATTTGCTATTTTATCAGCATTTGCACCTGCGTATAACGCTTTGTGATACCCTGCGGTATCTTCAATCGTACCATCTTTTCCAAGGAACTTCCCTATGAAATTACCAATGTCTGATTGTTTTTCTGCTACCTGTGAAGCGTTTTGTATACTATATCTAAACTTTTTATCACCTAATGCAAAATCGAAACCTTCGAACTCTTCATTAAGTAATTGATTAGTGTTAGCCTTAAACTTTTCGTGGTTAGCGTTGTTTCTTTCCTGGTCCTCTCTATGTCGATTAAAAAAGTCCGATGCTTTTTTCTGGTCCTCGGTAAGCGCAGGCGACTTCAACTTGATGTCATCATAATACTTATCCTTGGTTTCACTTAAAAACGTTCGTGCTTTTGCAACCTCTTCTTTATATGCGAGTTTTTTTCTACGGATATCTCGCTCCTCGTCTAAATCTTCATCAAAAGAGAAATTGTCCTCGATCATAAAATCGACTTCTTCTGCGCTTAAATGGGATTTAGTGGTTTTATAATATTCTTTTACTAATACATCACGGTCTATGTCGTCGTAATTGGTGTTTAATCTTATGTAATCTTGCATGTCTCCCCCAGTTTCCCGCATAAAGTCGACTAATTTAGTAATGTTATCCGGCAACTCTACTGGCGGCACAGCGCTAGGCGCGGGAACGCTTGCAGTAGAAGCCGTCTCCTCGCTAGTTATTTCTTTAATTATTGTGCCCACGGGCGCTTCAACTGCAGGCTCTACAGCAGTATCTGCCGGGGGTTCAATTACAGTGGCCTCCTCATTAGGTATTACTATCCGTGTTACATTACTAGGAAGATCCACCAACGGTTCTCTGTTTTTGGCGGCTATTTGTTGATCTGTTAGTTTGGGCTTGCTTTTAATTTTAAAAGCTCCTTCTGTTTTTTCACTCATGATATGATATTATATAATTATTAAATAGGTACTTATTGTGGGTCGAACTGAGATAGATCAAATCCACCTAGGTTATCATTGCCGGCAGACTCAAAGTCTTTTGGTAATCCCTGTGTTTGCCTTTGCTCTATTAGTTGGCTTTGTTGTGATCCTTCTTTTTCAATTCTTTTATCTTTGCGATCTTCTACTTGTGCGTCTTTAGTTTGTGTTTCTTGAGACTTCATTTGCGCAAGCTTCAGGTTGTATTGAAACTCTGTCGCCATCAACTCTTTTTTAATTTGCGCCTCTGCCTGCATTCTTTGCATTTCAAAGTTTGACTTAGCTTGTTCTATAGCTACTTTTTCTGCTGTTAACGCCTGTTGCTTTTGCACTTCAGCCATTGCGGCTTTTTCTGAAGCCTGAGCATTTGCTTGAGCTTGCGCCTGAATATTTTGCTGCACTAATGCTTGCTCTCTTTCTTGTTTCTTTTTACGCTTAAGTTTTAGCATTTGATTAGCTAACTTAAGGTTTTTTATTTGATTAATATCTATTGAGTCTTCAATATCTATTTCTTTTGTTTGCAAAGCAATTTGTATATTTTTTTGCAACTCAGCCTTCTCCTCGTCATCTGGTTCCATTTCTAAAAATATACCAAAGTCATGCAAATTGAGGTTTTCAATTTCTTTTAAAGTTTCTACATTAAAAGTAGACACGCTATTCATTAAAGAATTTTTAGTAAGAGGAAAATTTAGTACATCACTTATTTTAAGTGATATGTTTTCACAAGTACTTAGTGCTAGCTGTATACTTGCATCCTGTATATGCTTAGTAGCAGTATTAGAAGTGTTTGCAGCCATCTTTTGCAAGCCTACTAAAGCATTAGCATCCGGCATACTTCCGTCTCGAGCCTCGTTAAGGCCAGTCACATCTCTAATCATTTGCATGTTGTAATTATATGCAGTAATTAAGGATTGTATTTTAGAAATACCAGACGAACTAGTTAATTCCTGTATAGGTACTTTACCCCTATTCATATCTCCGTCTTGCGTCATAGACCTACCTACAACAGATCCCGTTTGGAAATACATATTCAACGCTTCCGCAGGATTATAATTTGTGCCATTTCCTAAATCAACTTCAGCTAATCCGTCAATATCTAAAAATATTCCGTCAGGAACCATTCTAGATAATACTTGTTGTATTTTTAAATGCGTTAATTGTATTATGTCGGCAAACCCAATGCACTTGCTTATAAGCGATTGTATCACACCCTTGTACATTCTAGGCGCAGCTATAGAGTAACTCATTTCAACTCTAGTCGTGTCGGCTAACGGGCGTGTCATATTTTCAGACAATCTCCAATCGAGCATGATGTCGGATCCAACAACTTTAGCTCCCTGATACAATACCTCAATTGACCTAGCTACTCTTTCAAAATTATCATTAGGGGGGGGATCAAATTCACTGGTTTTTTCAATAGCCTTTTCTAGCCCATTGTCTGTTTTTTTAATTTTAAACACTTGGTCTGTATAAGTTTTATACTCAAAATACATTACCTGAACGGTATTATAGTCATAGTTTTCAAAACCTCGTATCATTCTACGGTTGCCTGGTGATTTTTGTATTTTTACTAATTCCTCATTAGATATATAAGGGAACTCTTTTTTAAGTTCAGGAAGAGTTATGGATTTAACCTCGCCAACATAATATATATCTCCAAAATTAGGATCTTCTGTATAAGACCAAACGCAGTAAGCAGGGTCTACGTAGTCAACGACTATTCCTTCTGCGGGATTAAACGATGTTTTTGTTATGCCTATGCCTATATTAACTAAATCCTGATTTACTCTTGCCCTAGTTAAATCAAATTCGTTTGTAGCTAACACTGTATTAATAGCCTCTTCTTCCGCGATTTCTATAGCTGGCTTGTATTTAAGTTGCATGTGTAAGTCCCTTTCTTCCATAGACTCAGGCAGACTGGCATCAGGAATTCCTGATCTGCTTAGATTCATAGGCATAACCGAACTTGCTTCGGCTCTAGCCTCCACTGTTACCATGTCAAACAATAAGTCTTGAGCGTACTTAGTTCTTGCTTTTAAAGAATCTGGGTCCTGCGAGTATGCTGATATATCATACTGTTTTTGCGTGATACCGTTAGCCACTATATTTGAAAACTTAGAAAGTATAGGCACTGGTTTCCAGTCTAAATTCAAATAAGACAAATCCCCGTTAATAGCTAACTCATCTTTGTACTTTTGTACGCTTTGCTCGCCTCTAGCGTATAAACGTAGGTTATGAAAGTTGTTCCAATTAGCGGCATACCTGTTTGATCCGGCGCCGCCATAATTAAACCACTCCTGCTCAATAGCTCGAGAAACCTGCAATCCGTATTCTAGCGTAGCTTTTTCCTCGTCACTTACTACTTGATCCGGAAATGGACTATTAGTGTTTGTACTTATATTCATTTATTGCATTATTTTTGAAGTGGTTCCCTTGTTGTCGTATTTCTTAAATCCTAAGGAATATTTCTTTGTTACGATAGCTCCCTTGGGGCTATACCTGTGTTTGTTGCATGCCATTAAAGCTAAGCCGGAACTTATTGATGCATCATGTTTTGTCCTGTTGTTTATATCAAATTTAGCCCAGTCTTCTAATGTTCTTTGTAAATAAACATCACCGTAGCCTTCTTTTGTTTTACCAACAAAATCCTCTATATAAGTTTCAATTGCCGAAGCGTGTGCCTGCTTAATATCCTCACTTGAATTAGGTATCCCCCCTACTTCTCTTTCAGACACGGATAATTTATTATAAGATCTATCCGGCCTATTAATACTAAAGCCTCTATATCCTCTGCGCTTTAAATAGTAAAGCAGTCTTGGTTTGTTGTTTTCACATAATATAGGCATACCGTAAAACACCATAGCCATAAGTACATCTTCAAAAAACATCTCCGCGGTAGAAGGCCTAGCTATATATTCTAAAAAGAAATGGTTAGGAGGTGCGTCTTCCATTGAAAACTTAGTTAATCCATGTAAAGCTCCGTTAGAGCCGCCGCCGCCAACGACGCCACTAATATCG